ATACTAAATTTCATAAATTTCCTCTACCATTTGTTCCATCTAATTTTGGTCGTACTAGATATAAAATTTCATTGTACCAATCAATTTTATATCCAAGAGTGTGTAAAATTGATACATGATTAATATCTGTATAGTTTGGATCTTTTCCTTCTATCCCCTTGTAAAAGGGTACTCTAAATAATAGTTCCGTTTTATATGTTGGAACAGCAACATTACCCGGAATTATTCCTTTGTCTGGTTGAATACATAAAACCATCCCATTGTTAAACTTTAGTCCGGGTATCCATATGTCAACTTGAGGATTGGCTTGAACAGACCTACGCATAAAATCGCCAGCACCTACAACAAACTCATCATCATCGTCTAATAGACAAAAATATGATGTTGAACAAGCATATGCTCCCATATTGATAGCAGCACTTCCATATTTATCATAACGCATACCTGTTTTGAGGTAAGTAACACCCCTAGGCAAAGTTTTTATAGGAAGATCTACTGCATCAGCAACTACTATCACATTATCAAATTCTCTCTTAGAGGATAGTATTGCATCCTTTAAACTAGGTCTACCGATAGTTCTTATTAATACACTAATCATTTTGTATTTTTCCAATCGTAAAACTTCTTGTATAATGTAAGTCTATGGTGAACAACTTTATTAAGATCAAACTGTTGTTCTGTAATACTATTAAGATTTTTTCCCATCTCAATTCTTAGATCTTTGTCTTTGATTACTTTGGATAGTATAGACACCCACTCACTCTTAGGTGCATCTGGAGGAATCAAGAATCCCGTCTTACCATTTATTATAGTCTCATCGTAACAGCCGACATTTGACGCGATAAGAGGAACGGAATACCTACCAGCTTCAGCAACCTTGATCTCTGATTTGGAATCATTAAATTCGTTCATCTGCAAAGGAGCGATAGCTAAATCCATATAACTATACATTACTCCATATTTGTCCGTAGGAAGTGCAGCATTTATAGTATAGTTTCTATTGCCTTTTAATCCAGACATGATAATTCGTTCATAATTTTTCCATACATCTTGCTGCCAATCTGGACCTACGGAGGGATCTATTGGTGGTTTTCCATAAAAGTCCCATCTAACCCGTTCTTTACCTACTCTTTGGTTTACGAAATGCGGGATTCCTGAGAACTCTTTAACATCCTCTTCATGATGAATACCACCTGCCCATCCTACTCGTACAAACTTATCTTTTGGAACTATTGTCTTAGGAGAATTCCATGCAGGTAATGTATAATCAATAGCATTTTTTACTACAGCTAAAATGCCATTACCCATAAACTGTTGAACACGAGCTTGAAACTTTCTCTGAGTAACTGTAACTATGTCACTATTTGAGTATATAAATTTGGTCATGTCAGATAGTCCGCTCTCATAAACGGATTCTAATCTGTGACCTTTATATAATTGAGTGAGTAAATCATCGGTGTCGTAATGGAATATTTTACCTCGCTCTTTGGTTTTTCCACAAATACGAGTAGTATATGGACCACCAAAGTTACTTATGTTGTTCGCCATTACAACATCACACCAATCTAAGTCAGCCCAATCCCAATTGTCAATCCATTTAGGAATTCCCTTCTTAGCACTTTCTTCATCAATACCTAAAATATTTTCAGTAAACCTAACCTCAATCACATTAGGATATAACTGAGCCAGTTTTGCGTATGGAGCTATTGCACGGTAATAAGCACAGCCACCTTTATTTGGCAGAGCTACAGTTACCCGCAATGGCCTATTTAACCCCGGAAATCCTTTTTGTGATTTCCAAAAATTAATGTCGTATTCTTTATTATCTAATGGTTCTCTTTGCATAAAAAAAGATGAGAGGTTATTAGCCTCTCATCCATAATAGTCTTTCTTACTTAAATCAGCCGTTAATTTGTTGTGATTTTTGTTGGGTAATCACATCACTAGATTCCTTAGGAGCTAGTGTGACAGCCTTGCTCAAGTCAATGAGAGCTTCACGCAGGTCATCCAAGTTGGGGATCTTACCGTCATGGTTAGGCCCTTCAACACCGGGAATTACACGCTTGGCTGCTGTAACTGTGTGCTTACGGAACCTACTAGACAAGAAGGGCAGAATCACAACAAGTAGCTGCATCCATGGGGCTGAACCCGGAACTGTTGACCCAAACACATTTGCAACCAAACTAACCACACTCGGGGATAGAATTTCTTGCGTTGCGTTTGCATCCAAGGTTACAACCATTGCACCCGGGGTATCCTTGAGATGGTCCTTTGTAGTAATTACAGGTTGAGTACCACGCCGTTCAAACTCTAGTTTAAGGGCATCACCTACATCACCACCAAGAGTCTCAATCGGAATCACTACAGATTGTTTGCTCTCTAGTGATTCTGGCGTAACATTACTCGTCTCTGTGATAACTAGAGGTGCTACCGGATCCTCGGTGTTGCCCCCACCGAATGTAAATCCGGGACAAGAGGCTAACCCTAGCGAAAGTACCACACCTAGTATAAAGTTTTTAATCATTATCAACCTTTCAGTTTGTTTAGATAATTTGTCTCAGGACCATCTTCATCATCAGATGACATGATCTTGGGCGTATGATTGGTTGTACTAATACCAATCTCTGTAAGAAGGATCTCTGCGCTCTTACGCATTTCCTCAAAATCCTCCAGCTTGACGAGACTGTGAATATCATGGAGTGATTCCATGAACGCAGCAATCTCTTGACCTGTTCCTGCGGGGGAAGACTTGGGACGGGGGCTGGATTGATCGTACTTCGGGAATCCGCCATCCATTTCCTTTACGATCTTGAAATCGTATCCAGTCTTCAAGTCGGTGATATCACCGTAGTCAGGATCCATCATCGTATTCAAGATCTTCTTAAAGACGATTTGACCGATTGAAAGAATCTTGACCTCGTTAGCAGGACGGACAGCTACATTCAAGTAGTAGCGTTCACGAGGCTTGATCAAGCGAGCGAGAGTCGCATACTGATCCTTACCATCCTTGCCAGTCTTCTTGCTGTAGTCCCACAACTTATAGTAGGCATCACAGAGAGGACACTTTTCATTGTGTACCTTACGGCAATGGAAGTTCTTTACATTCTCACCCTCTCCGATGCGGTGAATCTTAGTCTCCGCATAGAACAAAGGATCGTTCTCGCCCTTAGGGGGAAGAATGCGAAGAGTTGTTGTACCTTCCTCTAGCTGAACAAAGTTCTTGAGGAAGTCCTGACCGCCACCGCCCGTCTTACCTGACTGAAGGGCTTCATGCTTCTTACGAAGCGCATCTAGATCTACTTTTCCCATGTTAGTTTTCTCCGTTACTTAGCGTATAGCTTGGTTTCTGCTCTTTGGTTACTAGACAGTTGGATTAGCATATCCTTCTTGTGGTCGAGAGCAGTGACTAGCGACTTCAAGAGGGAATAGCGTGTTGTGAGGTTGTTATAGTCCTGTTTGAGTGCAAAAATCTCAGGGTCTGCTGAAACGATTGCCTCAAGGTTTTTATCTGTTATCTTTTTATCTGCACCATCTACAGCAGCAAGGCGTACTTGTGCAGATTTTTGTTCTATTTGTACTTCTACGGAATCCATCTTCTGTTTTACAAGTACCATGGCTCCAGCATAGTACGCATAAATAGAAGATTGACGCTCTAGTTCATGATCAACTTGATGTTTGTCTATCAAAGTTAGATTGTCGCATAGGCTGATATAGAGTTCCATATCGAGCTTGTCTGCAATGTTCTTTATAATTTCAGACTTCATTGTGTGTCCACTAGTATTTTAAATAGTTCCGGGTTTAGCCTTATGAGTAATAGGAGGCTTCTACTTAAATTAGTGGTTAGTTCTTCGTTAGTTGGATTAAATTCTTTATTTTCGTCAGGGTTTGTATATCCAGATATTTCCATCATCAAATGAGTTATCTCATGCAGGAGAACTTCTCTAAAATACTCATTAGATAACCTATCATCCACATAAATAGTATATGTGTTTAAATCAGTATATCCCGCACATTCATCAGGAGCACAGGGTATGTCATGAGTAAATTTTAATTCAAATTTAGCCCATCCTGCATCTACATGAGTGATACATGCTTCAAAAATATCTTGCATTAAATGATTACGCTTCAATTGCATTTTGCACCATTGTTCCTTCCGTCATTCTAAGAGTATTATAGTCTACATCTAGAGGTACGATAAAGCCCTTACGAGCATTACGAGACTTAATGACATAAACTCTTATTCTGCCATCTTCGTACTCTTCCTCATTCTGGTTTAAACTAACGACGAAATCACAAGGACGAACCTTACCGTAGCTGTCTGCCATTTCGGCATCTGTAATAATCTCTGCCCTGCGACCAGCACGGTTTGTTTGTGTGGCCGTCCAGACTAGGATATTGTGCTCTACAGCAAGTCCACGAAGCTCTTGCGCGATACGCTCTTGTGCTTGGTATTCAGGCATACCCTCAGCAATAGGGCGTAGTAGCTCAAGATAATCAACAATGAGAACATCAGGTGTAAAGTTTTCATAGTTTTTTAGTTGGTTAAGGAGTGCTCGAATGTTATTTACATTAGCACGACCAGTTGGGAATTCCTTGATCACTAACTGACCATCGGGAAACTCCTTACGGAAAATATCCAAGCGTTCCTTTACCTCTCCTGTATAGTCCTTTAGACGAGATTGAGGAAGAAGCGTCATAGATGAGTCGAATCTCTGTGCAATCCTATCTTCGCTCATCTCAAGGGACACATAGAGAACCTTGCGATTTTCCATCAAAGATGTAACCCCTTGGTTGACAAGGTATAAAGACTTGCCTACACCAGCAGGAGCTACAACCATACAAAGCTCCTTTCGCATTGACCCGCCCTCCATATTCTTATTAAGGGTGCGAAGGATAGTCTTGAAGTTATCTCTCTTCTGTAGATTGTAAGTTCTATCCCAGCGATCATTTAGATCATCGAAATAAACCTGCCCATTATCAACAGAACGAGAGATCATCAATGCCTGACGGACACGATCCTCTACCTCACCAAATTTATCTTCCTTGATCAGAGTTAGCGATTCTACAATCGCACCCTTCATGGCTTCACGCTTGGCGAAGTTTTCAATGAGATCAAGATAATATTGTTGGTGACCAATAGACTGGACATCCAACTTATTGATAAACTCTAGTTCATCTGCATAATCAGAAAGATCTTGAGTCTGACGCTTGTACTTCTTGGCTTCTTCTACAATCAAATCATCTGTAGGGATTGTCTTGTACTTTTCATAGTACTCAGTAACAATCTTGTAGATTTGATTGTGGATAGGAGATTCAAAGTATTCCGGTTTTACGAGATTAACTATTTCTAGATAAAAGTCTTTGTTAGACTTGACCAGATATAGGATACCTCGTTGAATCGACTCTGCAAAATTATACATTTTTCTTCTTCTTTGCCAGCTTATCTTTAATGTTGTTGATGTTGTCTCCAACCTTGCGGGTTGAATTGTGTGTGTTTTGTACTTCTGACTGCGACATCTTCCTAAGTGTTCCGTCTTTTGTTAAGACATCATAGTCAGGAACATATCGTTTATACGGGCTAGGTGTATTGTTTACCTTCAAGCGATCCCTAGTATCTTGGATTGCCTCATTATAGAAAGAGGTGACATTGGATTTACCTATTTTAGCAACCCTTCCAGAAACCTTGAATGTGGGCGCAGATAATAATCTATCAGCTTGTTTCCCACACTCAGGGCATTTTTTTCTTTTCGGCAACTTTTTAGGTATGTCCATGTATAACTGTTCAAATACTAGTTTACATTTATCACACCCAAATTCGTAAGTAGGCATATCAGGCTCCGCAATCCCCACCATTTAAGGAGCAAGCACCACCATCAGCCATGCCAGTATTTACTGAACGATCACCAACATACTTAGTAATATTTTCTGGTGTCATGGGTACAGCTTCTAAAGGTTCATTACCTTTTGATCCTGCGCGATAAATGGTAAGTCCTTTTAGGTACTCGACATAATCCAAAGCTACAGTGCTAAGTTCGGCAGCTTCTGCGTGCTTTGGCAAATTAATTGTCTTGCTGATTGAAGAATCAATATACTTTTGCCAAGCAGCCTGTACTGCTAAATGCTGTTCAGGAGTTATGTCGTATGCGCCTACAAATCCTTCGATTGATTTCCCAGAATCGTAGTATTCCCGCAATAATGGATCCACGACAACAACTTCTTTCCAAACATTTGCATCCCGGTATCTACGAATGTAAATAGGAGCAAACATAGGCTCAATACCGCTTGACACACCCCATAGCATAGAGATAGTGCCAGTAGGAGGAATAGTAAGCATAACCGC